TACAAAAACAAGAAAAAAGCGCGTTGCAAAGTGGATTTGCTTTGTCAACGCGCTTTTTTAGGTGGAGCTAGTAACAGGAATCGAACCTGAATAGATTGACGATATACAGTCAATAATAAAACATTTACGACTTAATTACGACTGTTCAAAATAATAAAGCCGCCCAATATGAGCGGCTTCTTGTTCAGTCGTAAAGTTCATTAAACCATATCGGGCCGAAGCGGTAGCTAATGACGTAGCCGGAGCCGGACTGGCCGACTGGCTGCGCGTTGAGCATCGCAGCGCGGGCACCGGCTGCAAAGGATGCCGCCAGGGCGGCGGCGATGATTACGGAAATAATAGCCTTTTTCATGTGGGTTGCACCTCCTGCGCATTGGCCTGTACTGGGTTACTTGTCGAGAATCTGCATGACCTGCCGGGCGGCGCGTTTGCCGTTCTCGGTGAGCTGGCGCTGCCATGCCGAGTTGCGGGGGCTCCAGCGGAAACCGTAAGACTTGAGCAAGTCGCGCGTATCCTCGTCCGGCTTGCCGTCAAAAATGAGCTGTACACGCATCTGGTCAGTGTTTTCCTTGTATGTGTAGCCTTTGTGCTCGGCTTCTGTGGGCGCTGCCTCTTTCGCGGCCTGCAGGGCGTTCAGGCGGTCTTGCAGGCGCTTGAAATTTGCAAGGCTGTTTTGTAGGGTGTACGGCGGGTAGGGTGTGCCGGTATGCCATCCGCGCTCCCATTGACTTTCAATGCTGCGGCGCTCTTTGGGGTCAAGGCTGGGGCAGCCTTCCAGCGTCTTGTGCTGGCGGTAATAGGCGTTAGTGGCCTTCATCCGGTCGCGCTCTGCCTGTAGGCGGTTGAGCTTGTAAGTCAGTGCCTCGATCGCTTCGGGGTCGTTGCTCTTGATGGGCTGGCAGTGGGCGCGGCGCAGCAGGTCAAGATAATGCTCTGCACGGCTGTACATGTTGCGGTTGGCATCCCATGCGGCGACCTGCGCGGCCTTCTTTCGGGCGGGGAAGTTGGAAGGGCCTGCAATCAGCACGGACGGGCAGCGCGTGCCGATTTCGTTGTCCTTGTTGATGGCGGCGGCCAGCGTGGCGGCGTAGCGGTCTAGCAGCCATTCGGCGCGGTCTCGCTGTGCATCGGTTGCGCAAAGGGGCTTGACGCGCTCCAGCACGGCGGCGGCCTCGTCAACCTGTGCGCGGTAACAGGCTGTTGCGCTGTTGGCCTTGTAGTCGCTCATGCTCATCATGTCGTGAGCGGCGCGGGCGGTGGTCTCGTTGATAGGGTAATACATGGTTGCAATCTCCTTTTTGTGATTTTGGGTAATGGGGTAGGGTCGCTTTACTGTGCGGCCCTGCAAGGTGTCAGGCGGGGATGGTTTCGCGGTCGCGGGTCTGGTAGCTCTGGCCGCTGTACTTGTTATAAATGTCTTGGTAGCTGGCTTTACGGTTCCGGCGGCTGGTGTCGCCGGTGGGGTGCCAGTAGTACTTGCAGCGGTTGGCAGACCAGCGGAAACCGAGCTTTTCGAGGGTGCGCAGCCACTTGTGGTTGGTGTCGGCCCAGATCCAGGAGCCGACGACATCGAACTGCAAACCGGGGCACTTGGCCAGCTCTTCGGCCATCTTGACGGCCTCTGCATCTTGCGCGGCCTTGGCGGCATCATCTGCCGCTTTGGTCTGCTCGTACTGCTGGCGGCCTTGCTTGGCCTGCTCACTGCAGAAGCGGGGAAGCGTGGGCTTCAGCTCGTCCCATTCGGCGTTGATTTCCTGCATGTCGGAGACGCTTCCGCCGTGATCGGGGTGATGCTTGCTGGCTAGGTCTCGATACATCGCGGTGCCTTCGGTGATGGTGCTGGGGCGGGGGTTAAACCATTTATATGTTTTATATGTGGTAGTCATTTTGTAGGCCTCCTGTTTTGTTTGGTGGGGTTGTTTGCTTTCGATGTCTGTATTATACATGCTAGCATGAACAATGTCAACATGCTATCATGAAGATTGGAGAAATGCACAATAATGCTAGCATGAATTTATGCGATTTGTACATGCTTGCATGATTCGGCGCTCTGTGCTATAATGTGGGTACTATACAAAAGGAGGCACGCAGAATGTCCACCGATGCAAAACGGGCCGGGAATGCGCGATACTTGGCAAAGCTGAAAACTATTACAGTAAGGATGCAGCCGGATACAGCGGAAACTATCCAGCAGGCAGCAGCAGCAGCCGGGGAAAGCGTGAACGGCTATATCCTGGCGGCGATTGATGAGCGCATGCAACGCGAAAACCACGATAAACCGAAAAACACTTGACAAAATCGCACTTGCATGCTAAAATGTGTATAATGAGCGAACCACGCGAGGAAGCGAGCTTCCGCGACGGGGCTCACTCATTATACAGTTTTAACGTATCAACGCGAAAAATTGGGTTTCTGGCGTCCAGCTTTACCGCTGGGCGCTTTTTTTGTTGCTATAAAAGGAGGGCGGCAACATGGCAGAAAAGAAGGCGGCGCAGGCCGTCCAGCAGATGAGCAAGGCGCAGCAGGGTGTTGAACGAGCGAGACGGCAGGCAGAGCGCGGGGAACTGGTGGACAGTCTCGGCCGAGTGGTTAAACCGTCGCAGATTGCGGCGCTGTCTCCAAAATCCATAGGAGACCAGCCAGCAGAACGCAAGCGGGCAATTCAACAAGCAGGAGCAGCAGCAAGCAACGAGCTACAAGCGAAGAGACGGACTATTAAGGACATCTACAACGACTTACTGCAGCAGCCAGACGACATTACAGGGATAGAGGATCAGGAGCTAGCAGAGAGAGCACAACAGCGAGCACAACAGCAGGGGAAAGCAATAACCGTATACGACAGTATTGCTATTGCGATGGCGGCAAAAGCGAAGGCCGGAGACGTCAAAGCGGCGGTGTTTGTGCGGGATTCGGCAGGGGATAAACCGGCCGATCAGATGGAGATTACAGCCGAAGCGGTGACAGATGCGGATAGAGAATTGATGCAGAATATACAGAAGCGGCTACAAAAGAACGATAATGCGTAAATTTGCTGTTCGCTAAATAAGTATTTAGCGAAATACAGCCGAGAAAAGCGGGCACATGCAGCATAAAGAGGAAGCCGAAAGCCTGCCGGGGGTGCATTGCATCAAGGCGGGGCGGGGCTTCTTTTTTTATGGGGCTGTCCAGCGGCAGGCAGCAGGGGGCCGGGGGGGCCCCTATAAAGGGGGAGGCGGGGTTCATAGACAGCGCGGCCGGGTACGAATATGTCAGTTCCCCCACCGAATACAAAAATAAAATTTACCCACCCCCCCATGCAGGGACATGCCGAAAAAACTGGCAGGTTCCCCAGAACAAAAATGATATAAAGTATATCCCGGTGCGGAAGTAAGTCAGCCTCCTCTCTTACTATTGGGACTAGGGCCGTCCGCTTCAAGACCCAGCGGCCACTGTATGAAAAATGTGAGGGCGATTATGAAAGAGTTGCGCGACACTATTCATGACATGACAAGCGATGATTACAAACAGCGTTTCATTGCGGAGTACGAGCAGACAAAAATTCGTTACGAGAAACTAAAAGCACTAAATACAAAAATAGAAGCACATAAACGTAACGTTTATACTTTTGAGCCGAAACACGACTGCCCATACGACGTTTTAAGAGAACAGCAGGCTGCAATGGGTCAATATCTTCACATTCTGGAATTAAGGGCTGTTTTCGAGAACATTGAATTGATATAAAGCGTTCTGCTACGGCAGGGCGCTTTTTTATTTGCTGCATAGCTGACCATTTTGGTGACGTTACCAAGATGGTATGAGCGCTGCGTTCCGAAGCAACGGCGCGGCAAAGGTGCAAGACCTATGTGCAGTACCAAGGCCGATGATACGGGTAAAGGTAGCAGGGCCGGACGCGGCAATTGTGTTCCCCGTTAGGCAACCGCCACGAGCCTACTGACAGTGCGTAACATGTGGCGGATTCTGCAATACAGGGTGGCTCTCTGCCGTGGAAGTCGGCCAACTTTAGCTGAAACATTGCTATGGATTGCCAAGCCAAACAGGTTCATGCCGATATGCCCCGCTAAAGAAACTTGCAGGGCAGAGCGCATGAGCCTTATATGCCAACATAGCTTAACTGGTAAAGCCGGGCCTCATGACAGCATAGCTGCGGGTTTAGTTGCGGGTTCAAATCCTGCTGTTGGCGAAAGCTGGGTCGCTCCCACCGGTGAAAGCCCGGCGCAGGCAAAACGCGATAGCTAACCTGAACGCTATAAGCAAAGCGGCAAGCCGATACGGAGCGCGGCGCGATGGCAAGACGCAACGGGACTGTGAGAGCCTGAAAACTTTTGCCCGCACAGTGAAGTGCGAAACCAAACTTCAACCGCGAATCGGTGCGCGGGTATAAATACCGCCGAACACCGCAGGGCTGTGCGGTATACAAATGACGCCCGCCAGCCCTGTGCGGACAATACAGGGAATCAAAAAAGCGTTGCGGACTTGCTACCCGCAACGGGTGAGACCGGCACAGCATAAACCGGTAGGGCTGGTTTGGGGAATTTTTGAGGAAATGGGGTGATGTGTTGACGCTGGAAGAGATGCGGGAACTTGAACGCGAGGCGTGCAGGAAAGACCCGGTGTATTTTTGCGAAACATATTGCCACATTGAGGACAAGGACGCAGATGAGCTGATACAGCCGTTTACGCTGTGGGATGGGCAGAAAAAAGCCCTGACTGCGTTTGCGGGGAACAGGCTTGTGTGCGTTTTAAAGGCTCGACAGCTTGGGTTTACCTGGCTGGCTTTGGTGGAAGTGGCGCGGCTTGTGGCGCTGAATACAGGCCGTACTGCCATAGGCTTGAGCCGGTCGGAGGACGAGGCCAAAGAGCTTGTGCGCCGCTTGGCTGTGATACTGCGGTACATGCCGGGGCTTATCCGCGAGGTAGACACGCCGGGCGGCAGCGTTGCAGGCTGGACAGGGCCGGTATTCTACAAAAGCACAATGCAGGTGGTTGTGATGTGGCCGGACGGCCCGGAGAGCGTGTTTAAAGCGTTTCCATCCAGCCCTGCGGCTGGCCGTTCGTTTACTGCCGACTTGATTGTGATAGACGAATGGGCGTTCCAGCAGTATGCCGAAGAGATTTGGCAAGCAGCATACCCGGTTATCAACCGACCGTTCGGCGGGCGGGTCATTGGCTTGTCTACTATCAAGCTGGGCACGCTGTTTGAGGAAATCTACACGAACCCCGGCAACGGCTTTACCAAGCTGTTTTTGCCCTGGTCGACTGACCCGCGCCGTACCGAAAAATGGTACGCACAGACGGTTGCTGCGCTGGGCGAGGATAAAACGATGCAGGAGTACCCTGCAACAGAGGAAGAAGCGCTCTCCGCCCCAGGAGGGCGCTTTTTTAGTGAGCTTGATAAAGATACCCACTTGGTTGATGCACCGCCCACAGGGCCGCTAAGACGCTATGTGGCGATAGACTATGGCCTTGATATGCTGGCGGCTATCTGGATCGCCGTTGACCCGAACAACCATGCAACGGTGTACCGGGTGGACGGCGGGCCGAACAAGACCATTGGCGAAGCGGCGGATTTGATTTTACGAGATTCCGAAGGCGAGGAAATTGATATGTACCTTGCGCCGCCTGATTTGTGGAACCGCAGCCAGGAGAGCGGCAAGAGCCGTGCACAGCTGTTCAGCGAAGCGCATCTGCCGCTGGTGCAAAGTTCCCGCGATTTTCCTGCCGGGTGTGCGGCCATGAAACAATGGCTACGCAAGGACGAGAAAACAGGGAAGGGGTATCTTACGTTCTACAAGCCGGGCGAGTTGTGGACATGCATGACGAAGATACAGAAAGACGACAAAAATGCCGACGTGTATGCGAAAAATCCGCATGGATTGACGCATTTCCCGGATGCTTTACGCTATTTTTGCGTTTGGTGGACGAGCCCGGCGAAAAATCCGGTGAATATCAAAAAGCGGCCGTGGACGGCAGATATGTACGAGGACTACCGCAATGCCAATGCGGAAGAGCGAAAAATGTTGATGGAAAGGTGGGGACACCCTGCATGATCGAGTTTTGGTTGAACGCGCAGCCCTGTTTTAGAATTTGCCGCTATTACGGCGGCAAGGTACGGAACAGCATTTTGGTAATGGAGGGGATTTTTTGAGATGCCCGACTTGTGGAATTGAGTGCAGGACCGATTCCGGCACGAATGTGCTGAAATTTATCTGCCGCAGCAAACAATGCCCGGATTATGGGCATGTGATGGGGGAAAAGCCCCTGAATGAGCCTGTTGTACGGGTGAATTACCCGGTGCAGGACGATTGAAGCGGATATAGAATCCGCACTTACGATAGAAATAGCGCTTATCCCATTGGGGGTAGGCGCTTTTTTTATACCCATTTTTAGCCGACGGGCGTTGTACGTGGAGGAACCAATGGAAGAACTTGAAAACGGCGTGACCGAGAGCGTAGCCGACTCTGAAACCAACCTGGAAGAAACCGCTGCGGAAGAAACCACACAGCAGGTGGAAGAACCTGCTGCAGAAGAACCGGCGAAAGAGCCGGAAATCCCTGATTCAGTTTGGGCCATTGCCCGCAAGCGCAGCGAGCGAGAGGCACAGGCAAGAATCGACAGGCAGATCGCGCAGCGTTTTGGACAGTACAAAAACCCCGCCACAGGAAAGAACATTGCGACACTGGATGATTACTTTGCTGCAATGGATGCCCAGGCGGAGCAGAGCCGTCAGGAAGCCATCGACCGCATGACGGCCAACCAGAGCAGGGAACAGCAGGAAGCACTACGCCAAATCCTTGCAAACGACCCGGAAAAGCGACGTTTGAATGCCCGGGTGCAGGAATTGGAGCAGAAACAGATTGATGAGCAGGCAGGAGCTGCATTTAACCGCGATTTTGCCGAGCTGCAGAAGCTGGAACCTGCTTTGAAAACCGTAAACGACCTGGAAAAGCTGGACGGCTTTGACAAAATTGTACAGCTTGTACAAGAAAAGGGACTTGACATGGTGACGGCCTATAAGGCTGTGAACTTTGGCAAGGCCACGCAGGCCAGCCAGGCGGCAGGAAAGCAGGCGGCTATCAATGCTGCCAAAGGGAAGAACCACCTTGCCGCCCACGATGGGCAGGCGCAGCCGGGAACCCAAAAGGTAATGAGCGAAAGCATGCTGAACCTTGCGAAAGAAGCGTTCCCGGACAAATCTGACGCAGAAATCCAGAAACTTTATAACTCGATTTGAAAGGAGCCACGATAAATGGCAGTTATTTTTAGTAAATCCAGCGGCGCAGCCAATGATTATTGGAACGAATGGGCCGACATGATTCAGATGAAGATGAAGGACACCGATAACGAGAAGAACAACGACGACGAGCTTGTCAACGCCCTGTTCAACGTAAAGAAATCCAAGCGCTTTGGTGAGAAGATCGCAGGCCTGTCTACCTTTGGCAACTTTGAGGCTGTTGACGAGGGTGCAGAAGCCCCGGCCGATACCCTGAAAGAGACTGAGCCCAAGCTGATTACCCACAGCGAGTTCAAGAAACTGTTTGAAGTCACCAAGACCATGAAAGAGGACTTGCAGTTTGACATTGTTGCCACCAAGGCAGCGGCTTATGTGCGTGCCTACAAGCGAAGCCGTGCAGAGTTTGCCAGCGCTGCGCTGACCAGCGCCGCCAAGACCTTTACCTACGGCAGCAAGACCGGACTGGACAGCACCACCGCTGACGGCCTGGCCCTGTTTGATAAGGCGCATACCGGCCTGACCGGCGTTGCGACCCAGTCCAACGTGTTTACCAATGCCTTTGGCAATGACGATGCCATGCTGAACCGCCTTGCCAACATTGGCATGAACTTTAAAAACGCCACCGGCCATGTGATGGGCTACACCTTCGATACCCTGATCGTGCCCGGCAACGCCTACCGCCTGATTACGCTGGGCAAGAAGATCATCAACAGTGACCAGCAGGTTGGCAGCAGCTTCAACGATGTCAACGTGAACAAGGGCATTTGGAAACTTGTTGTTGACCACCATTGGCAGGTTGCAGAGGGCACCGAGCCGTACATCATCATGTCCAGCCAGGCCAACAAGGACCTGATGGGCAGCATGTTCTACGACCGTACCCCGCTGGAAATTGAGCAGGATGTGGATGTGCGCACCCAGAACCTGATTTCCAGCGGCCGTGGCCGTTTCAGCGCCGGTTTTGGCGATTGGCGACACATCATCATGGGCGGCGCCGCTGCCGGTACGGAGTTGACCTGATATGACCCCGAAAGGATTGCAGCCGGGTGATACCTTTACCGAGGGCAAGCTGACCTATGTGGTTGTGGCGGTAAACGCCGACGGCAGCTATGATGCCAAGCTGGCAGAGAAAACCAAGGAAGTAAAACGCGGCAGACCCAAGAAAGCATAAGCACAGCGGCCCTGCTTAGGCAGGACCGCTTTTTATCACATTTGCGGGGGCATGACCCTACAGGAGTGAACAATGAAGAAGAACGACGACAAAGACAAAAAGCTGCTGGAAAAATGGCAAGGCAAGTTATCTGCCGCAAAAGCACGATACAGCGCAGAGCTTGCAGCCATGCAGCGGCGTGAGGATATGTACTACGGAAGCCACACTATCCAGGGGGCCAAAAAGAAGGCAAGCAATGTGCGGAATGTGGTGTATGAGCTGATCGAAAGCGAAGTGGACACCAGTATCCCACAGCCGAAGGTAACGGCCATCCATGCAGAGGATGTGGAAAAGGCCCGGAAAATCGAGAATCTTTTGCGAAACGAGATCCGACGGATGCCTATCCCAGAGATGAACGACAGCAGCGAGAGAACCGTGACCATCCAGGGCGGCGATTTTTTCCATGTGGAATGGAACCCGGTTGCCGGGTATCACTGCACTTTGGGCGATGTGGAAGTTAATTTACGCCATCCGAGGCAGGTCATACCGCAGCCGGGCGTATATCGGCTGGAAGATATGGACTATGTGTTTTTGCAGATGAGCAAGAGCAAAGAGTCTTTGGAGAACAAATACGGCGTAGAAATTGACACAGACACCGAAGATGCCCCGGAGGTGCGCGGCAACGATGCCAGCACGGCCAGCGGTGTTGTGACCCAGAACATTGTGTACTACAAGCACGATAAGGGCACAGTGGGCATGCTGAGCTGGTGCGGCGACCAGATTTTAGAGAATTACCCGGACTATTACGCCAGAACCAGCGAGGTTTGCACCAAGTGCGGACGGAAGCGGGTAGGGGATGTATGCGTTTGCGGAAACAAACGATTTAAAGAAGCCCCGGTGCAGACCATTACCCTGACGCAGGATTTGGTGATGAGCGACGGCGAGACCATCCCGGCGCAGACACGCGGCGAGGATATGCCGATTTTGAACCCTGACGGCAGTATGCAGCTGGACAACGATACCGGCGAGATGATCATGATGCCCGGCGAACTGGAAGCAACCGAAATCCCCGCCTATAAACCGCACGGATTCCCAATCATTGAGAGAATCAATATCTCGGCAGCTGACCGCTTTTTGGGTGTAAGCGATGTGGATATTATCTCGGACCAGCAGCAGGCCATTAACAAATATGGCACAAAAATCCAGGAAAAGCTGCTGAAAGGCGGCAGCTATGTCACCTTGCCGGACGGTGTGGATGTTGACAAAAGCGACGATGAGTTAAAGATTTTGCGCATCCAGAACCCCAGCCAGGCAAACCTTATCAGCGTTATCAATGTGCAGCCAAATGTGCAGAATGACCAGAACATGTTGGAGTACAACTATAACTGGGCAAAATCTGCTTTGGGTATTACCGATGCTTTCCAGGGCAAGTACGACAGCTCCGCTACTTCTGGCAGTGCAAAGCAGTTCAGTGCGAACCAGAGCGCAGGACGTTTGCAGAGCAAGCGTGAGATGAAGAACAACGCCTACGCCAGGCTGTACCGGCTGATGTTTGAGTACTTGCTGGCCTATGCGGACGAGCCGTACCCAATGACCGAGACAGACACGGACGGGGAGCAGCAGTTCGGCCACTTTGACCGCAACGACTTTTTGAAGCGCGACGCTGCCGGGGAACTGTATTGGAACGATGAATTCATCTTTGAGGTAGACCCGGCCAGCAACCTTGCCAGCAACCGGGAACGGCTGTGGGATATGGCAAAGGTGGATTACCAGGCTGGCGCGTTTGGCCCCATCAACGACTTGGAGAGCCAGCGCACCTATTGGACGTGGCTGCGCAATACCAATTATCCGTATTCGGCTACTGTGCTGGCGGATATCCGACAGCGGCTTAGTGAGCAGCAGCAGATGCAGGCCATGATGAACCAGGGGGTAAATGCAAATGACATGGGAACAGATCAAGCTGTCATCCTTGCAGAAGATGTTCGCCAGTGACGGCACAGACATCTCGAACCCAGACGAAGCGACAAAAGAATATTTAAACGCTATGCCGCAGGCAGCCAACGAAGCCATTGAAATGATTTGCACTGCCGGGCGGTACTTGCGCAAAAGCTACACGACCAGCAAGGACAAGGGCGAAGCTCTGACGGTAAACCTTGAATACGAAGTGCCGGACTACTGGCGCATGGGGAACATGGAGGTTTACAAGCTGGTGGACGATACCCCTGAACCTGTGGACGGTGTGGCGCTGTACGGCGGTAAGTATCTGGTATTCCCGGCGGAATATGAGGGGGACTTTGAGTTTTTTTACGATGCCAAGCCCACAACCATTACGCTGAGCACGCCGGATTCCAAGAAGATTGATTTGCCGGATGACGCGGTGGTGCTGCTGCCGCTTTACATTGCCAGCCAGCTATACAAGGATGATGACATTGCCATTGCCACTTACTACCGCAACGAGTTTGAGACCGCCTTTGAACGACTGACGAATCCGAGAACCGTAAGTAAGGAAAGCTTTACAAGCAATACAGGGTGGTGGTAAGCATGGCTACCTTTACGATACCCAGCCAGGTTGCCCGCAGCAAACTGGCGATTGATAAAATGCTTGGCATTGATTATACCAGCAACACCGCCAATGTAAGCGTGAGCCAAAGCCCCAACGCGCAGAACATGATACGGTCAGAACCCGGCAAGGTGCGCAAGCGGATGGGATATAAGCTGCGAGCGGCTTTTCCGGCCCGTGTGAACGGTTTCCACGAGCTAAAGGGTAAGAGCCTTATCCATGCTGGAACGGCGCTATACGAGCTGCCGGAGGGCGGCAAGGAAGTGGGCAATGCACTGTACAGCGACATGGCAGATGCCCGCAGCAAAAGTTGGCAGATGGACGATAAGTTGTTTATTGCCGACGGAAAGTGCCTGCTGGTATATGACGGCGAAACTGTAAAAAAAGCCAGTGACGATGCAAAAATCCCGACGCTGACGATTGCCAAACCACCGCAGGGCGGCGGCAAGGAATACGAAGCGCTGAACCTGTTGCAGCCGAAGTTTAAAGAACTTTTTGCCAGCGATGGAAAAGCTACCGAGTATCATCTTAGCTTTTCGGGACTGGACAGCGAGGACGTAACTGTACGTAAGCTGAACAGCAGCGGAGAATGGGAAAATGTGACCAGCGGGTTTAGCTGCAACAAAGCAACCGGGGTTGTTACGTTCAGCACGGCGCCCGGCAAAAGCCCGGTAGAGGGTGAGGACAACATTGAAATCACAGCAACCAGAACGGTAGAGGGCTATGCCGACCGCATCAACAAATGCTGCATTGGCATTTTGTTTGGTGTGAACGGCGCAGCAGACCGCCTGTTTTTGAGCGGCAACCCGGATTATCCGAACCAGGACTGGTACAGCGGACAGTATGACTTGACCTATTGGCCGGACACCGCCTACAGCAAACTGGGAACGGCTAAAAGCGCCATTATGGGCTACTCCATCATTGAGAACCGCATTGCAGCCCATAAGGACGAGCATGAGACCGACCGGAACGTTGTGATACGACAGGGTAATTTGGTGGACAGCGAACCGGCTTTCCCCATTACCAACACGATACAAGGCCCCGGCGCAATTGCAAAATACAGCTTTGCCTACTGCGCCAATGAGCCTGTTTTTTTGACCAATTTAGGAATTTACGCCATTACCCCCAGCGACATTGTGGGCGAACGATTCAGCCAGAACAGAAGCTATTACATGAACGGCAAGCTGCTGGATGAAGCAAACAAAGCGGATGCTTACGCCTGTGTGTACAAGGACATGTATTGGCTGTGCCTGAACGGCGTTGCTTATATTTTGGACGGGCAGCAGAACTTGGGCACAAACAAAAACGAGCCGTACTCGACCCGGCAATATGCCTGTTTTTATGAGACAAATATCCCAGCGCGGGTCATGTGGGTAGATGGCACAAATTTGTTTTTTGGGGCAGACAATGGCAAAGTATATGAGTTTTACACTGACCCGAACGAGATTACAAGCTACAATGATGACGGTGCTGCGATTTCTGCGGAATGGGAAACCCCAGATTTGGCCGGTGCATTATTTTATAAAAATAAGAGTTTCCGTTATTTGGCCTTGCAGATGGCACCGAGCGTTGTTACTTCTGTTGCGGTATACGCAATGAAGCGCGGCATATGGTCAAACATCTGGAACGACAATACCCACGCACGATTTTTTAGTTATCATCAGCTGCGTTATTCGCGCTTTACTTATTCCAACGACCAGACGGCGCGAACGCTGCACAACAAAATCAGGATTAAACGGGTAGACAAGGCAAGGTTCCGGTTTGTAAACGATACGTTAAATGAGCCGTTTGGATTGATGCAGATTGCCGTTGAATTTGTAGAAAACGGAAACTTTAAGGGGTGAGATTGTGGCCTTTAAAAAAATTAGTGATTCCGATTTGCAGAATAAGGGAAACATTGGCATGCCAGATACGCCCGGTTTAAGCACTGCTGACATGCAGAAAAAAATGGATGAAATCCCGCGTGAAATCATTATCCCTGTTTTAAATGCCCTGATTGACGGGCTGAACGGGATGGATTTGGATAAAAGAACCCATAACGGCGGCGGCTGCCTTTATATCCGTGTAAACAGTGACCGCGTTATTGAAACCAGCGATGACGGCACTTCCTGGCAGGCGACAGGTAGCAGTGGGCACTTAATCATTGACGAGACCGGCAATGAAATGCCGCAGCGAAACCGCATGCAGTTTTTGGGGGCCACCGTTACCGATACGGGGCTTTACACGGTTATTCAGGCGCGAAAAGGCGACCCAGGGCAGCAAGGCCCCCAGGGGCCGGTAGGACCGCAAGGCCCGCAGGGCGTGCAAGGGCCTATTGGCCCGGCAGGCCCACAGGGCGCACAAGGCTTACGCGGTGCAACGGGCGACCCCGGCCCAGCAGGCCCGGCAGGCGCAACAGGTCCTACCGGACCGAAAGGAGAAAAAGGCGAAAAGGGAAGCGACGGTTCCAGCTTTGTTGTGAAAGGCTTGTATGCCACGCTCTCCGCACTGAAAGCTGCACATCCAACCGGCGTGGCTGGAGACGCTTACGCGGTTGGAACGGCTGACAACAACGTTGTGTATTTGTGGGACGTTGACAAGAGAGCATGGGTATCTGTTGGAACGCTGCAAGGCCCGCAAGGTCCTACCGGCCCGCAGGGGCCGCAGGGGCCTACCGGCTCTGTTGGGCCGCAGGGACCTACCGGCCCGCAGGGCGAAACCGGCCCGCAGGGTAAACAGGGCGTACAGGGTGAGCCCGGCGAAAAAGGTGAGCAGGGAATCCAGGGTTTGCGCGGCGAGCAAGGCCCTACCGGCCCGCAGGGGCCGCAAGGCGAAAAGGGAGACCCCGGACTTGTACAGAGCGTAAACGGTAAAAGCGGCGAAGCAATTGTGCTTACCGCAGAAGATGTTGGCGCGTTGGATGAGAGCACAGCAAAAGAACTTATCAGCAGCCAAACGTCCGGGAAAATGGCGGCAAGCACCTATGACCCGCAGGGGCGGCGGACCGATATTTTCAAGGCGATCGACAAGGTCTCCAACATCTACTATGCCACGCTGACGCTGGGCAGGTGGACGGCTTGCAGTAGCGCAGACCAGGCCAAAGACCTACTGTACCAGCAGACGGCTACGCTGACCTGCGCGAACAGACATGCGCCGGTGGTGACGGCTGCCAGCGAGTTTTTGTCCGGCATCGGCTACGACAAGACCGGGGTGCCCGCTACCGATGATGTGCTGAATGAAGTGCAGGACATCATCAACGACGGCGTGACGGTCACGGCGTACAATTCGGTGCTGGTTAAGGTAAAAGAAAAGCCCACCGCCGAAATCCGGGCGCGGTGGGTCATTCAAAGCTGATGGAGGTTTAGCATGAAACATTGTAAGAAATCTGCGGCATGTGCTGCGCGGGGTGGTTGCTAATGGGTGTAGCACCGAGGATTCCGGGAGGCGGGACATCTAAAAAAAGCACTGAACTGACAAATATTATTCCGGCAATGAGCTCTAATTCACAAAACGGTTATAAAGTTAGCATGAAGTCTTTAAGCGGAAATGATGCTAGCGCTGGAGCCGCCTGGTATATGTTTAACCACAATTATCGCGTTTATAACTGGAATGAAAACGGGTATAACGAAAACGTATGCCATTTTGGTTCTGGAAAAGATGGGCAGATTGACATCGAATTGCCAGAACCGACGGCTGTACATGCTGTTTTTGTTATTGGCCCTAATTATAGCAGTTACGGTGTGAACGGGCCAACAAGTGCTGAACTTTATTTCTCGAATGATGGCACAAATTTTACCAAAGTTGATGATGCAGTGAATATCCGAAAAAATAGTTACGCACAGTTGCCGATGCTTGGCGATAAAATCAATATGTGCCTAAATCCTAGTAAGCATAAATATTATCGCATTGCCGTATACAGAACTGCCGAATATGTTGGCGTAAATGCAATTATATTGCTCTAATTTGTACACCAAGAATTCAACAAAAAGGAGCTGAAAGATAAAAATATGAAAATCTACGATGAAATCACAAAGGCCGAAATGATAACCCCTGACCTTGACAAGGGTTATCTCTACACCGCCAGGCGTGTTGCCGAGCATGTGCCGGAGAGCCGGGAAGTGATGCAGGGCACTGTCACCGAGGCGAACCCGCAGGGTCTTATGCGCATCATTCCTGCCCATGACGTGTACGAGGACTGCCAGTTCTACCACGCTTACACGGCAGAGGAACTGGCCGAGCGGGAAAAACCCACGCTGCAGGAACAGGTGGACGCCAACGCGGCGGCCATTTTGGAGCTGGCCCAGATGCTGGCCGGAGGTGAATGATATGGTACAGTTTTATATCTGCTGCATCAAGCGCGGGCTGATTACGCTGGACAAAGTGCCGGAGAAATGGCGTGAGGCCGTAATGGCAGAGATGGAGGGAGCATGACGCATGAAGTAGTGCTGCAGGGGTACAACGTAAAGCCTGGCTCTCTGCAGCTTGGAACTTTTGACAGCTACGGCATTGAGGAAATCCACGTGACGGCAGATGACAGTTGGGATGGGCTGGCCATTGTTGTAACTTTTAATCCACCCGAAGGTGACGCGGTAGAAGTGCGCGTGCCTGAAGATGGTACGGTAGATGTACCGCCTGAGGCGACCACTTACGAAGGCAAGGGCACCATTGTATTTTGCGGTGTTGACAGCGGTGTGCAGCGCATTACAAAAACAATGGGCTATGTGGTAATCACCCATGCAAATGTTGGCACTGACACAGCCTTTACGCCGAGTGAGGATTTGGCCGCGCAGGTATTGAACGCCGCTTTGAGCGCAGAGCGCAGCAGCACAGAAGCAAACACGGCGGCACAGGGCGCACAGAAGGCAGCAGAAAATGCAGCAAGCGCGGCACAGGCAAGTGCCGAATCCGCCAGCAAGGCGGCGGCGGAAGCGGCAGCGGCCAAACCTTACACCGAAAGTGCAAAAGCAAGTGCAGAAGCGGCAAGGGATTCGGAAAATCAGGCGCAGCAATCCAGCACGGAAGCAACCGCTGCGAAAAATGCCGCACAAAATGCACAGGCTGGTGCAGAAAGCTCCGCAGCGGCTGCGGCAAAGTCAGCAAAAGAAGCGGCTGCCAGTGCGGTAAATCTGGACAATGCTGTAAACACGGCAACGCAGAAAGCAGCGGCAGCAAGCGCTTCGGCAGCAGCGGCAAAGGCGAGCGAGAATGCAGCAGCCAACAGTGAGGCAGCGACGAAAACGTATGCCGAGAGTGCGCGGACGGCCAAAAACAGTGCTGCCGCCAGTGCGGAAACCGCGAACGCGGCGAAAGATTCGGCCAGCGCCAGTGCCAGAGATGCAGCCGCAAGTAAAATTGCAGCTGCGGCCAGTGAGAAAAATGCAGCGAACAGCGCCAGCTCTGCGGCGGGCAGCGCCAGCGCCGCCAAAGAAAGCGAAAAGGCAGCCGCCAAGAGCGCCGAAGAAGCCAAGGCATCTACCCCGGCGTCTACGCTGGACGGCATGTACACGGCCATGCTGGACGGCACCAACACGCAGAAGATCTTTAAACTGTGGTGGCCGTTTGCCGTAACACAGAGCGAAAACAAGTACAGCTGCCTGGAACGCTTTGCCGCCATGCTGGACACCGCCTGGGGCGATAAGACCTACACGGTGCGGAACATCCACGAGAGCGTGAGCGGCGATGCCAGCGGCACCCCGCTGGATGATCTGGCAGACGGCCGCGGCGCTGCGCCCCTGGTGACGGATGCCAGCACGGGCGTGGCAGATTGGGCCGAAAACGACCCCATGACCTGGTATGTGCGTGCCAACGCCAAGAGCCTGGCAGACGGCACCATGGAGGTGCTGGCCGTTGAGACCGAAGCCGCCTTTGATGTGGCCGGCGAGACCGCGCCGGTGTACTGCTTTTCCCCTGCCCTGGCCGTGAAGGAATGGGATGACGGCAGCTACCTTTACACTAGCTGGCACATGCGCGCAGGCGACGGCTATGTGCCGATGGCGGGCGATGTAGCCCCAGACGGCACCCACCGCCTGCTGACCTGGCACCCTGCTTTTTACGGCGGTAAAAACAGCGCGGGCGGCATGACAAGCGGCGCTGGCCTGCTGCCCATGTCCTGGACCAGCGCCAACGCGGCGCTACCGCTGGCCCGGAAGCTGACCGCCTACGATGGGCTGTGGTGCGATTGTGACACCCAGTTTGCCCTGATGGCCTGGCGGCTGCGCCACTGGACGTTAAGCAACAGCGGCCAGCTGGAAGGATGCACCAACTACAACTACCAGTACACCCTTGCGGCAGCCGAAACCGGCGTGAAGCGTGTGCTGCTGACCAAAGCCCAGGGTACCAACCTGCTGGTGGGCAGCTGCGTGTGCCTGGGTGAACACGGAAGCAATACGAACAACGACCGAAACCAGGCATACAACCACGATGTGTTCAATGTTGCCAAGATTTTGAGCGTTGAGACCGTAACCGTGAACGATACCGAGTATGCGGCCGTAAACCTGGACCTGGCAAGCACCATCGACACCAAGACCACGATGCTGGTAAGCACCATGCCGTGGCCGAACGGCACCACCGAAGCACTGCCCGGCCATAGTGACGGCTGCATTGGTAACCTGACCAACGGCAAATACCCGTACCGCATTGCCGGTATGGAAATGCAGATCGGCAGCTATTGCGAAGAACTTGACCCGCTGTGGAAGGCCAGCCTGGTGGACGATGACCACTGGCACTATGATGTGTACAGTTGCCGGGACAGTGAGAAGCTGGCCGGAAGCATCACCGCCAACTACCAGAAGGTGGGTGAATTTGACCTGCCGAACGCGAACAAGTGGAGCTGGAACTTTATCCGCGCATTGAACAAAATGGCGGCAGAAGCACAAATCCCGACGAAGTTCGGCGGTTCCAGCAGCACCTACGTCAAGGCCGCCTTCCTTTCCCCTGGCGGGGCCGGTGTGTGTGCGCCCTGGCGCTTCGGCTCCCTCAACGATGGGGGCGCCTGTGGTTTGCCCTGCGCGCATGGTGGCTCTAGCACCGGCACCTCCGGCTGGAACGGCGTGCCGCGGCTTGCTGGATCGGGCAAAAAGCGGGGTGAATGGCCCGCGTAAGCAGGGCCAGAGGGGCAGCAGGCCCCTTTTGACGATAAGAGAGGTGAAAGCAGGATGAAGTACACGGAAACACTGGACCACGCCCCCGCTGCTGTGGAGCTGGAACGGCTGCCTGATGGCACCGCCTGGCTGCGGCTGCACAAGGATGTGGTGCAGGGAAAGACCGAAGCGCCGGAGGGTGAAGAGGGCGGGCCGTGCTGGACGGCCACCACTGCGGTGGCCCAGCTGGGCACCGACCGCGCGGCCGAAACGGTGGAGAGCATCACCGCCAACCTGGACGACTGGTGGACCTATGCCGAAGCATGGGAAGAACAGCCGCCCATGACGCTGAACCAGCGCATGGATGCGGTGGAAACCGCCCTGGCCGACATTGTGGACATTATGACGGGAGGTGCCGAAGCATGAGCATTTGGCTGCTTTTGTACCGCATGAAAAAGATCACTGCGGCACAAATTTGGGAGCGCGTAGACAGCGGCGCAATCAGCGCCGAAGAGGCCGTGAAAATCTGCGGCCCAAGACCGTGAGCGTAAAGGTCGGCCTGCTGACGCGGGCGATGCTCGTGCTGTGGGATTATAAAGAGGCCATCCCGGACGCACTGCCCTGCTGAGGGAGTATGAGCGTCTGGTGATGAATAATGATGAGGTGATACCTTGACAGGAATTTTTAAAGGACGATTTCGGGTGCGGTACAACTACGCCCGATTTGGTTACACGCGGGGTGGCGGTAAGACGTGGCACGGCGGCATTGATTTGGAAGCGCTGGACGATGATACCATTTACATGCCAACCTACAAGGGCAAGAGCATTTCCGGCACGGTGACCCGGGCGCGGATTGTGACCGACAAAAACAATGCGACGTGGGAGTGGGGATATTACGTCTGTGTCCAGCTGGACGCAAACCAGACGCCGGATGCCGTCAACTACCTGTATTTCTGCCACTGCGCCAAGCTGTTGGTCAAGGCTGGGCAGAAAGTCAAAAGCGGCGATGCACTGGCCGTTATGGGCAACACCGGCAATGCCGCGTTGGCAGACCCGCCGTACAAACACTGTCACTTCGAGGTGCGTGCCACTGCCACCGGCAAGGGGCTTGACCCGACGGCGTATGCGGGCTGCCAGAATGAAGTGGGAACCTACGGCGACCAGCCTGCGCAGACAAGCGGTGAGGAAGTGCTGATTGATGTATCCCACCACCAGGGCGCTATCGACTGGGCGAGTGTTCCCTACCGCGCCATTGTTCGCATCGGGTATCGCGGTTACGGCAGCGGAAAGCTCATGAAGGATGAGCAGTTCGACGCCAACCTTGCAGGGGCAAAAGCAAGCGGAAAGCTGTTCGGCTTTTACTTCTTCTCGCAGGCCGTCACGGTGGACGAAGCCCGCGAGGAAGCAGACTTCTGCGCAAGCCTTGCACCGACAGGCTATCCCTTGTTCTTCGACAGCGAATGGGGACACACAACCAAGACCGGCGCCCACGATGGCCGCGCAGACAACCTGACGAAAGACCAGCGCACGGCAATCGCAATGGCATTTTGCGAGAAAGCCAAAGCGCACGGATTTACGGCAGGCGTCTACACCTTCACATCGTTCGCAAGCACGAATATCGACTACGCTTATCTGTGCGAGGATTACATTGGCTGGCTAGCCGATACGCGCACGAACTATGACAAGACGCTGCCGCGATACATCCACCAATACGGGCAGGGCAGCGTCGCAGGCATCACCGGCACGGTCGACCTCAACCATTTTGTTAAGACCCTGCCTGCAGTGAACAAGCCTGCAAGCAAGCTACAAGTAATTACCATTGGGCCGGTATCGCAGGGAGATGCGGATGCAATCTACTTGCTGTGTAGGGAACGCGGCCTGGCGGATGCCGGGCTGTATAAGAGTGAGTGGGCATAAAGCCTGGAAAGACGTAAAAATGACGGATTGGGATATCGTAAAAGACATCGTTGTCCTTTTGGGGATCATCGTCACCGTGACGGGGCCACTGCTTAAGCTTAACACAAGCATTGTGGAGTTAAAAACGCTGTTGGATAACGTCATCAAGCAGGTGGCGGACAACGATAAGGGCAACACAGAAAGTCATCGCCGCTTGTGGGCGCACAACACCGAGCAAGACAAAATTTTGACAGACCACGAGCAGCGTTTACACGACCTTGAGGATAAGTGAGGTAAAATCCATGAACGATTTTTTAAAAAATTTTGCAGCGCTTATCAAGGTGAAAACCATTGTAACGCTGGTGGTGGTTGCGGTTTTTGCGGTGCTGGCATTGCAGAGCAAATTACAGCCTGACACGGTCATGACCATTGTGACAATGGTCGTGGCTTTTTATTTTGGTACACAGACCGAAAGCAAGAACAATAAGGATAAGTAAGGAGGCGCTTTTATGCCGAAACCAGTAACAGGTTCTACGAAGGATTATTATGTGAAGCCCGGCACGACAACGGCCAACAAGTACGGCGGCAGCCGCAACTATTCCACTGGCAGCAACAAATTCGCCAGCAGTAATGCCGGCAGCAACTCTAATGGCAGTGGCTACAGCAGTGGAAACCGATACAGCGGCAGTTCCGGCAGTGCGGCAAGTGCAGCAGCGGCAGCGCCTGCCGCGACCAACAGCGGTATGAGTGCTTGGCAGCAGGCACAGCAGGCCATTCTTGCCGCGCAGAATGCTGCCGCCGAACAGCTGCGTGCCGCGCAGGAAGCGCAGCGGAGAGCCCGCGAAGAAGCATACCAGAAAGCCGCTGCGCAGCAGAAAGCAAATTACGACTTTTCTGCCGGGCAGGTAAACGATGCGACCGGCAAAGCATTGCAGGAAGCCTATATAAACCGCATGCTGCAAAATAAGAATTTGCAGCAAAGCCTTAGTGCGCAGGGGCTAAACGGCGGTGCAAGCGAGACCACGACCGCCGGTATGTACAACAACTACAACAACGCCCGCAACGATTTGGAAACCGAACGCCAGAGCCAGCTTGCAAACCTTTTGAACACCTATCAAAACAACATGGCGCAGTTGGAACAGCAGAGAGCCAGCGGCGCGGCAGCGGATTTGAGCCAGTACCAGACCGCTTTACAGAACCTTACAGCCGGGAACACGGCGAACCTTATCAGCCTGCTGCAAGGTTACGGCGATATGGCAAGCAGCGTGCCCGCCACGACCGCGCGTTATAATGCCCAAACCGGGCAGTGGGAATACGTTTAAGACTATGCCGCCCGCAATGGGCGGCTTTTTTAGCATAAGGAGGACACCTGATGGCTAAAATGAGAAGCCGCACCGAAGCGCTTGTAAATGCCTACCTGAACAATTACCAGAATGCAAACGCTGCTACGGTTAGCGGCGGGCGGAGTGCGCAGCAAAGCGCCCAGAGCCGGGGCAGTGCCATTATGAACGCTACCGACAAAACGCTGCCTGCGCTGAAAGATTACAGTGCTGACGTGCTGAACGGTATTATAAAGAGTGCCGACAATGCGCAGAACACCGCTATCAGCAATTTTAAGCTGGCGAAAAAGCAGATAGAAGCGGAGCAGAAAGCGGCAGAAAAAGCGGCGAAAGCAGCGGCGAAAAGTTCCGGGAAATCCAGAAGTAAAAAGTCCGGCAAAAAAAGCAGCAGTACGAGCAGCACAGACGATGCCAGCGGCAACAATACATCGCTAAACAGCTTGTTTGGCGGCGCTGCAAGCACCAGTAGCGGCACGACGGGCAGCACAGCAGGCAGCAAGCCTAAGGCAGATGACACGAAAAAGGATAGCGAAAAGACAAAGGGAAAGAGCGCGCAGGAAAAGTATCTGGAATCCAAGAAAGCAGGCGCGCGCACGACCGCTGCAAAGAGTTATGCCGAGCGAAACGGGACAGGCCGCGTAAGCGCCGCGCAGCCCGCGCAGAGCCGCGCTGTGGCGCGGGGCGGGAAAGTTATCGGCAGCAGTTACGCCGCCGCAGGAAGCGCCCCCAGCGCGGCAGAGACGCAGGCCGCAAAGAACAAGCGCAACGACTACAAGAGCCGGCAGGAGGACATTGCCGCTGCGCTTAAAAAGCTGCAGAGCGATGCGGATTACCGTGCCGAGCTGGCTGCTCCGGGCCGCAAGCTGACTGGCGCCGAAATCCAGGCGGTAAAGGAATATAACCAGAAGCCAGGAGACTTGTACAAGCAAATGCAGGCCGGCGAACTTTCGCTGGATGACTATAACAAACAGGGGCAGGAACTTGCCCGTATGAACCAAAAAGCCGACCTGCACGGGCTGGGGCAGGATATGCAGGCGTTTACCGCCGGCCTGATGACATCTGTGCCATTTTTGAAACAGGTGGACAGCGCTATTAAAGATTATGGCAACAAAGCCACCAACGGGCAATACGGGAAATCCCTTGAAAGCGGAGCTGTGGCAGACTTTTTGCCGGCGCTGGAAAACTCTAAGGAACAAAACCGCATTGCTGCCGGTGCTGGCACAATGACCGGCAAAGCGGCGCAGTACGGTTTGTTTAATAACCTAATGGAAGGCACGCCGCTTGCGGAGACGATGGGCGAGGTGGGCGGCAAGGTGGCAGGTGCGGCCAGCAAGGTGCCCGTACTGGGACGATTTGCCACGCCGGCCGCCGGTGAAGCGCTGGGGCGCATTTTGACCGACCAGACGGCTGATACCGTTTTGGATACCGTACCAAGCCTTGTGAACGATTTGCAGACCTACGATGACCAGCAGAGCCGCATCAAGAACGGGGAGCAGGTAGACAATGCCCTGACACCCGGGCAGATTGGGCTGAACACGCTGGGCAACGTTGCGCAGAACTTTGCGTTTAACGCTATCCCGGAAGTGGGCGGCGCGGTGCTGAACCGGCTGAAAGGCCCCCTTGAAAATGCCAAAGCGGCCCGGGATGCGCTGGATGTGGAGCAGGCACGCGGCATGGTAGATGCCTATGAGGGCTTGCAGCAGAACAGCATTGCCCGCCCGGCGGAGGCCCTGAATGATGTGAATACCAGCATCGACTCAGCATCCGCGTTGAAAGACGGAAGTGCTGTGGATGATACCGGCAGATGGGCTGTGCAGAATGCGGAGAATTTGCCGATTGACGCACAGCTGGCAGAAGCCTACAATAGAGGCAACGGAGGTGTTGTAAATGACAACTTGGGAGCGGGCGTTCGAGCAGACGTTCCCGGGAACGCTGACGCTGGCGCAGGCATTGAACAGCAACCCGGAGGAACTGGAAGCGGGATTGCTGGACAAGCTGCAGAAGCAGGGATTGGTAGCACCGCGAGTGGCAACGGAGCAGGAGTACAAGGAACTGCTGCAGAAAACGCTCAAACGGTGGCTGAGTGGGCAAAATCAATAACCGGCAAGAACCGACAGAGCGTGTACACACGGCGCATTGAGGACCTGTATGCCCGGATGCAGAACGGGGCCAGCCGGGATGAGCTTTTGGAAGAAGCCGGAAACATTGCCGCCGGAATTGTGAAAGAGCGGGACTTTGCGGAGCCGCTGGACGAAGCGACAACGGCTTTGCGGGATTACTTTAAATCGACCCCTGTACGTCTGGATGAAAAGGCGGCAGGGGATATTTTGTCGGCCAGCGGGCTGAAAAGCATCCAGCAGTACAATTTCCAGAACGGAACCAACTTCTCGCTGACGAAGGGCGTGCCCTATGATTCGGCCATGATGGAGCTGGCGGAGATGGGCACCGGCGTAAAGGGAACATCGGTAGATGACCTGATGGCGGCGGTGCAGAGCAGCAATGCAAAACCGCTGGTGGACATTGATATGGCGGCTGCCAGCACGGACTACTACCGGGACGCGATTTTGAACGGGCCGACCGGGCAGGAGATCGGCGGGGAAGATTTTGAGAACTGGCTGAATGTGCAATCCTTTGACCGAGATGCACCGGATTATGTACAGCGGCTTTTGGAGCGAGATAGCATCCCCGCGTTGAACCAGACTGCGGAGACAGTGAGTGAACCTGTTCCCGGTATGGGAACTGCGAATAATGCGCGGCAGGTTGTGCAGGAACAACCGCTGAACGGCAGCGAAAGTGTGCCGAGTAATGCTATCGGTGCGGAAAGAACCCTGTACAACCGCGAAGAAGTACCGAATCTGGATTATGCCAACCAGCGCGTTATGCAGGGGGACATGGATGCCCAGACCGCCGCAGAGCTTGGCATTGGCGAGCAGACCCACACCGTTTACAGCCGGGCAGAAGGGCGCGACACAGCAGCCCAGGACTTTGATGTACTGGTGCAGCAGACCGGCAGTGTGACCGGAGCCGGACGCACAGTGGCAGATGAGCTGAACAGGAAAATCCAGAATGGGCAATGGGATGCTTCCGATGTGTACGCGGGCAGCCATGCGGCAGAACAGCTGCGCCAGCGTTTGGCAGAACTTCCGGAAGGCAGCGCGGAAGCCGATGTAGTGAAAGCCCAAATTGCGAATATCAACCGCGCCGTAAGCGCCGGGCAGAGCAAGGCCGGACAGGCACTTGTTTCCGGACGATATGCGCAGCCTGACGAATACAGCGGAATCCGGCGGTTTGAACAGTACACACAGAACAGTGTTGACCGCTTTGCCAATACGCGGCAGGGTCAACAGCTGCACGATGTAGCGCAGGAAGTTGCCGACACGATGAATGGGCCGATGGATGATGAGTTCACGGCCTTTGTGCATGGTCAGGGCGTGGACACCGGCGATGATGTGCGTGACCAGCTTGAGTATATGGCCGAGCAAATTCAACGCATGGGCCGCGCACGCAACGTAAACATCAACGAGGAACAGGCCAGAGCTGCCGCAGCCAGACTGCAGGCAGGTGGCACCGCCGAAGACATTTACGGTGCGTTTGCACGGCAGGCCCTTGGCATCGGCGATTTAAGTCAGGAAGATTTAGACTATGCCGTTGACACTTTCCGCCGGATTTCGGACATGCCGGACAGCCGGGAGCGTTACGACCTTGAGATGAGTGTTTACGGCCGCATGGCAAACTATATGCCTGCGCGCGGGTTTGCAGACAGACTGAATAACATCCGTTACCTGTGCATGCTTGGAAACAGCCGCACGCACATCCGTAACCTGATGGGCAATGTCATGATGGGCACGGTAACGCGCGCAAAGGACAATATTGCGGGCGTAATGCAGCTTGCCTTGCCGCAGAACGAACGTACGAAAGCTGTCGGCACAATGCTAACTGCGGATGGGCGGCGAATGGTAAACCGCGCCAGAGACTACGCGGATAACCAGATGTACAGCATACTGTATCAGGATGGCCGCTGGAACATGGATACCGGGCTGCAGGCCGCACGAAACACCTACACCACGCCTGTTGGGCGAGCGATCGGGCGTTTAAGCGACATCAACGGCGGCGCGCTGGAAGCAGAGGATAATTTCTTTTTGCGCAGCGCGTTCGGCAACAGCATGGCAAGCTTTTTAAAAGCACGCGGGTATGACAGCAGCATTTTTGACGCTACGAATGAACACAGCCGGGCTGTACTGCGGCAGGCTGCGGCGCAAGCGCTTGAAGATGCGCGGGAAGCTACATTCCACGAGGACAACTTTTTGAGCACGGCGTTCCGCAATTTTTCAAACGATACGCGGCGGCACGGCCCGGCCGGGCAGCTTGCTTATGCGGTGACGGAAGGCATTTTGCCGTTTAAGAAAACGCCCATCAACATTGCAAAGAACGCATTGGAGTACAACCCTGTCGGCGGAGCTGTTGAAGCGATCTACCGTGGGGCTACCGGGCAGGGCGCAACGCGGGTCATGGACGCTGCAGCAAAGGGTGTAACCGGCACAGCAATTTTAGGCGCCGGTTATTTGCTTGCCAAGAATGGTATGCTGACCGGCGGTGCAAGCGGAGATGACCGCGCCGACAACTACAATGAAATGCTGGGCGACCAGAATTATGCTGTAAAAATACCCGGGAAGGGGACTTACACGCTGGACTGGGCAAGCCCTGCCAGCGTGCCGCTGCTGATTGGCGCGCAAATCGCTAAAGACCAGGAAGACGGCGGGGAGTTCAACCTGACGCAGACGCTTGACCAGTTCCGCCAGATTACGCAGCCTATTCTTGACACCACCATGCTGCAGGGCCTGAATGATACACTTAACAGTGTAAGCTATGCCGATTCCAACGACAAGTTGGCTACACTTGGCACGAGTGCACTGGGCAGCTTTGCAAACCAATTTGTGCCTACGGCTTTAGGACAGGTTGCGCGGACGGTGGACGATACCAGGCGCAGCAGCTACGGCGGCGGCGACACAAAGACCGAACGGGATATTGGGTACAACATCCGAAAGATGGAGAACAAGATACCCGGACTAAGTATGGCCAACGAACCGTACATTGACCAGTGGGGCCGCGAAGAGGCAAGTCTTGACGGAACGGACGATTCAGCGGGAGGCACGTTCCTGCGCGGTGCGTACAACATGCTTAGCCCCGGTTATGTGAGCTCCGAAAACATTACCCCGGTAGACGAATATCTGCAAGGGCTGTATGGCGGCACCAACGACAGCTATGTCTTGCCTGAAAAAGCCAGCAGCAAAATTACCGTTGATAGCAAAGACTACTACATGACCCCGCAGGAAAAGACCGAGTACGCCAAGACGAGCGGGCAGACGGCCTATGACATTATCGACAGCCTGCGGCAGAACGATATGTTTTTGAAGATGCCGGAGGACCAGCAGAGTGCGCTTGTGCAGGAAGCATACAGCGTTGCCAAGACCGTTGGCGGCGTGGCGGCTGTGGGTGACGGCGTGAGCGGCACGAACTCGAAAGCCTACGAAGCGTACCAGCAGGGCGGCGTTCCGACGCTGGAAAGCTATTTGCTTGCCAAAAACGCAACGGATATTGCCAGGGATGAAAAGCGAGAGGCGACCGGTAGCGATACTGCGAGCCTGGACACGGTGGAGACATGGAACACGCTTTATTCGCAGTTTGGCGATGATGCCATCCCGCAGTTCGTAGATACCGCAGATGATGACAGTGCTGTTCGTCGCATTGATCAGTATGCGGGAGACAACGGTGTAAGCGCTTATATGCGTGCCTACAGCGCTGTTGCAAACACACTGGAAGAAGGGCAGATGCCAAACAAGTATTATGTAGGCATCGGCATGCAGAAGTATGGCCTTAACGGGGAGGATTTTGCAAAAGCTTACCTTGCAGCATACAGCAAAACCGACAAAAAAGGTGCTGAAATGTACGAAAAGTACGGCGTAGACGGCCTAAAAGGCTGGGTTGAGTTTAAAGCCTATGCCGACGCAGACGGAAACGGGCACTTGAAAAAGACCGAAGTCACCGACCAGTTAAACAAAATGAGCCTTACTGAACAGCTGTACAACGCCTACTACAATGCAGCAATGGGGAAATGACCATGAAGTTTGATTTTTGTATGAGCCAGGACGAGTATGACGACCTGGTGTTCAGCCTGACGGACGACGAGAGGGAAGTGCTGGACATGCGGCGGCGTGGACGGCGCAACGCTGAAATCGCAGCGGAAATGAACTGCTGTGAGCGGACAGTGAACCGGCATGTAAGAAGCATCAAGAACAAATGGAAATAACCACCTGATTTTGCGGGGGCAATGTGCTGAAAAGGCATGTTGCCCCCGCTTTTTGTTTTGGCGCAAAGATGGCGTGAAGGCGGCGCGTCAGTGGCCTACAGGAGAACCATATACACGGTATACTATAAGTACCATAAGCGCTATGGAAATTATTACGAAAGGAACCTGAACTATGGAAATGAATTATGCTTCCAAAGGTGTTGCCAATGCCGGCCTTGCCACCGGCATTATCGGCACCAGCCTGGGGGCCCTGAATGCGCTTGGCGGCATGGGCGCACTTACAGGTGTGATTGGCCCGCGCGGCACTTGCAGCGAAGACCACACCATCAACCGCTATGAGCTGGCGCAGGAGCGGAAAATTGCAGAATTGCAGAGTCAGATCGCGTTGCGGGATGCCAACACCTACGGCGACCAGAAAATGCTTGAAATGTACAAGTACATTGACGGCAAGCTGAGTGCCATTGACACGAAGTTCTGCGAGCAGGCTGTGCACAACCAGCGCACGGAAGACAGCTTTACGTTGGCGCGGCAGGACATTGCATCGGTGCGCAGCGAGCTTGACCAGAAGATCAAGCTGGAAGCCGAGCGCCGTTGCTGCGGTGATAACTCCATCGTGACTTACGCAAATGCTACCTTCTACCCGAAGATGGTTGCGGACGTTACTGTCGGCACCGCCACGACTGCGCAGACGCTGTACAATCCGCTGCCCAAATGCGGCTGCGACTGCAACAGCTAAACGCGAGGGGGCGGCAACAGCCGCCCCTTTATTTTATGATGCGAGGTGTATCACATGGTCAGTATCGAGAAAGTACAGCGCGGCATTGCCGCCTACATGGAGCAGGAAATCATTGCCAGGTTGCCGGAAGGAAGTCTTGGAAAAGCAGCGGCAAAGGGTGCAAAGTTCGTGTTTTTGGCACGGAGCAAACAGGCTCTTGATACGCTGGCACAAAACCCGGTTGCAAAAGCATTCGGGCTTGCAGACACCGGGGAACTGGACGTGGATATGGCGTGCGATGCGGCAAAAGAAGCCATCGGGGACAGCGGGCTTACCGTTACTTTGCCTGTGCTTGGCAGTCTTACTTTTTACCCTGCTGATGTGGATACGCTGAAACGCATGATCGTGAGTGCATAAGGAGCCAACATGAACTATCTTGAAAAGCTGGAAGCGGAAAAGCTCAATTACATGGAGCTGCCTGTAACGCTGGGCAGCATGGAGATGATCCGCGAGATTGAAAAGACAAAAGAATGCTTGCATTGCAGCCGAACCGGAGAAGAACTTACCCGGGAAGACGCAGAAACATGGCAGCGCCACATGCAGAACGCCGACGGCACAACGGGTGCCCATTGGGAACCGGAACAGACCCGCGTGTATATGGAATCCCGCGGAGTTGACTGCGAGGTTTGGAAGTGGGCCGCTGTGATGAACATGATGTACAGCGACTACTGCAAGGCCGCACGCAAGAACAGCGTGGACCGGCCGGAGTTTTATGCAGATCTTGCGGCGGCGTTTTTGGAGGACAAGGACGCGCCGGAGGACAAGGCCGGGCGGTATTACCACAGTATTGCGGCAGTGCAGGAATAAAAAATCAGCCCGCAGCTGACGAGGATTTTTCGTCAGCTGCGGGCTTTGCTGTGTCATGGGAGAATATCAAGTTCCCATCCGGAGGGAAGTTCTAAGAGAAACAAGCCGGTGCGTTCCTGGGCACGTACCCAGAAATCAGAGCGGTTCAGTTCTTTTGCTGTATCCCGGCGCGATTTGCCCTCAAAGTAAATGGCAATCAGGACGGATTGCTGGTCGGAGTTGAGGGGTTTCATAGCTTCGTGCCGCTTGGAATAGGCTGTGTTCATCTCGGCGCGGGCACGGCAGTACCGGACATAGGCTTTATCGTACCGCTCTGCCAGGCGGGCCACCGGGTCGGAGCGGGCGTTGCCTTTTGGCATACCATCGGCAGGGTGAGCCGACATGGCGGCGTTGGATTCATAGAATTTGTCGCGGGCCTCGATGAAGGCTTTCTGATAGGCGGCGTATTTTTCCATCCATTTTTGACGCTGGGTGTTGCCGCAGGGTACATTATTTTCCATTGCTGATTCCCTCCAACCAGTAATCTTTTTTGCACTGTTCACAGGGTTTACCATCCCTTACACATTTGGTTTTATATGATTTATCAATCTTTTTAGGGCATATATTTATAATGCCGTTTTTCATTGGGGCATCTGAAAAATACCTTTTAAAAGCATCTTGCCTTGTACGCGGCCACTTTTCCGCCCAATCAATTAGCTTTTGCGTTCTCTCTATAACTTTTATCGTGTCATAGTTGCATAAAACACAGCCCATACTTTTACCATCACTGTTTAGCGGGCATGCTGCGCAAAGGCCATTGTACATATTGCAAAGCTGAGCTCGATATATTTCGTATTGAAAAGCGTCCATGTGACACCTCCTTTTCTAAACCGCGAAAGGGTTGGCTGGCGTTACTTTTTATTGCCATCCTCCTGATAATATTCTTTGCTTTTTTCTCTGACAAGTTTACACCATTCATCCCAGACATCTGAAATCAATAAATTCCCATCTTTTATTGCAGCTTTCTGCTCTTCTAGGGTGGCTCTTTTTATGAGCTTGAGCTTTCTGAAATTGAAGATTTCATATTTGCCATTTTCAAAATCAATTGTATAGTTGTTGTCTTCAAGCGGGGAATTTTCATCATCATAGCTAATGGATAAAACCCTTCCTGCCTGATCATAATAATCAGAAAACGAATCAGCGACACGGACAGTATCTCCAAAATCGAAACAACGGTTCACAATATCTGCAAGATATTGTGATGGGCTCATTTTAGAAAATTCAGAAAGTCTTGGGTCATTCGCAATGCTTGATTCTTCTCGTTCCATTTTTGCTCCTTTCTTGCAGTTTCATGCAGCGCGGAAGCGTGCAAATATCGCCATTCTTCCACTCGCATGTCGCGCAAAGATGTTCTCGGGCGTATTCGTCAACTAGTTGCTGTTTTGTCATGGGGTCACCTCCGGCGGTTCGGGTAGCGGCATCCAATGGGTGACGGCGGTCCCGTCAAATTTTCTTTCTTTTCCGTAGTGAAATATCGCTTGAAATCCATCTCCGATATTGCAAAAACACAATACATACTCGTCTTTTTCCGGCAGCCTGTCTTTAACGCTTATCCAACCATCCTTTTTCGGCGGAAAATAATAGCTTGGTAGCAGTTCGGAAACATAGCAGCTTAATCCATCTGCAATGCGCTCTAAAGTTTCTAACTTTGGAACTCTCCCGTGTTCCCATTCGCGCACAGGCTGAGAATCGTAGTAACAGCCACATTTATTGGCAAGTTCAATTTGCGTCATTCCCGCCGCTTTTCTTCTTGCCTTTATATTCGCGCCTATAATTTCGCCAAGGTTAAAACGGTCAAACATTATCTTCACCTCCGTGTGTATGCTCCATGCTGATATCTTCTTTTCGCTGTTGCGTTGCTTCGCGGCCAGCAGATACACCCAGGGCGTAGAATACAACAAACAGGGCGGCAAGCGCTGCACCGCCGATGATATTTGCTAGGATGGTCATTCGGATACCTCCACGTCTGCAAGGAGCTTCCCGCCGATGTCTTTACCATAGCGGTCTCGGAATTGTTTTCCCATAAGCCACGACCGTAAACCGGCAATCGCATTTTTCGGGTTTTGTTCTGACACCGTAGTATTATAAATCATGCAAAGCGTGCGATAGCAGATATCGACATTGCTTGAGTTTTCCACCATTTGTTTTTTTACATAGTCAAACAACTTATTCGCCCAGATTCTATTCCCATAGTGGGTAACAGCCATAATCGTTTTGATAGCTTTCTTTTTCGTCATTCTGATACCTCCTCTACATAGGCCATGTTCTGGCGCAGATTGAGCGATTTCGGATTGAGAATACAAGCCGGGGCTACCGCACCTCTACCGCACGCATTGCCGTGGCCCAACCGACCACCTGCGCACACACCGCGAACGATATCCACATGTCCCGTGTCGGAACCCTCGCCACCGCAATACCACGGTGTGGCAGTCCAAATGAAGCTGTCGCAATATGGGATGTAGTCACGATACTTGCGATACTCGTCACAGGTGAGGATGAAAACAAAGTCATGCACAGTTCCATAGGCGTTGTCGCCGTTGTCTGCAACAAGGTCAACGGTATGCGACAGCAGATTTTTTCTATCGAAAACAGTGTTCGCCATAACAGATAGAAGCTCCCGCACATTACTGGTGCGGTAGTTATTCCAGTTGCCTTTCTCATCGGCGAATTTATCACTTGGGCAGAATTTTACATCTTTTGTCCACGGCGTTGCCATAATAGCCAGCACGCCGCCGTCAGGGTGGTTCGGGTCAAGGCAGACCCACTCAAAATTCTTGAACATGAAGTGTTCGCCTGGGCGCAGGGTTGTAATGTTAGTCATTGTCAAGCACCTTCTTTCCCTTTGCATCGTAGCGCGTATTCCACTGAGCGATTTGGTCAGCTCCAACAATGCCACGGAGGCTCAGCAAACAACTGTTTTGCGGATGACACCAGATAGTGCTGGGCGCTTCGTTTTCTAGGAAGGCACCACAGAACGGGCAAGGCTTTAGTTCGATATCATCATCATCAATAAACGTTACCATTGTCGGTTACCTCCGTGAGCCAGTATTTGCGGTAGCAGTCGTCGCAGCCTTTTCCATTTGTGCATCCAATGCTTTCATCAATGGTGCAAGGTTTAATACATAAAATTCCATTATCTTCATCTATTGTTGCATTAGGAAACAACTTCAAGAACTCACTCTGACGGGTCTTGACGGGGTGGTCTTTTGCCCATTGCTCAACTTTTGAAACCGTTTCCTCAATGCTTTCAACTAAACCGCCGTCGATCCTAACCATGTTCATGACCATGCACACGCCCTCTTTACAAACAGGACATTCCCTGCAGCTTTGATTTTCGCATAATCTGTTTACCGTCTTGAAAAATTCAACTGCGTCCATTACAATACCTCCAATCTCAAAATTTCATCCCATATGATTTTGTCATACCCGCGCTGCACATACTGGCCGTAGGATATGTCCAGCGCGGCGGCTTCTCTTACGCATTGTTCAATGGATTTGATGCGGGGTTTCAGTGCTGCCTTTTTATCCGGCTTCTTTGCCTGCATGGCGGAAATAACGCCTTGCTGCTGCGCTTTCTTTTTTTCGTAGTTCAGCTTCGCCTTTTGCTTTGCTTTTTCTTTTATGCAAGCATCGCAAAACCGCTTGCAGGGCTGCACGTCCCACATCATCTTGCCGCATTTCTCGCAGAATTTAGATACTGTCATAGCGGCTCCTCCGTCTTTTTGGCATCAATGCCGATGCCCTGTAGTGTTACCTGTGCCCAAAGGTCTGCAAGCTGTTCGTTGCGGTACTCATTGTATTTGTCGGCCACCGGGCCGGTCATGTAATTCTGGATTCTGACTAAGGTCCTGGGCGACAGGCCGGCCTGATAGCAGGCCAGCAGGCATAGATATGTCGCCCGCGTGGCAATGTCGTTGCGCTCTTTCATTACCGCTTCATAGGCGCGGGATTGAATGTCCTTGATTTTTTCTTCGGCATATTCGTCAACGGCTTTCTGCAATGCCGGGGTAGGGTGTAGTCTTGCTTTCACGTCTTTCAACTCTTTCCTGTTTTGTATAATCCGTATTTTCTGACATCGCGGCGGATTTTGATTCCGCGCTCTGCATCTGCCGCGTCCGCTGCGGCATCTGCAAGCCGCTGTGCGCGGATTTTCTCAAATATGGCCGCATACTCGCCGTAGCGATTGCAAGCGCTGTGGCAGTGCGAATGGCGGTCTGGGCAGTCTTTACAGGGGCTGGTCATCGTCCGACATCTCCTCGATAAAAATTTCTGTGCGTGGATTGGCTTTGTCGTACAGTACGCGGGAGCCGTCCACGCTGGCAATGATGGTGTTATTGTCGTCTGCAAGGATTTTGGCGGATACAAGCGTGTCATGGCAGGCTTCGAGCAAGTTCGTCAGATCTACGCGGCGGCGGGTTGGCATGTAGAACACCGCAGCAACGCGATAGCGTCCCGCCAGCGGGGCTTTCGGCTTTGGGGTGAGATACCACATCGCGGCCTGTTCGTACTTCTTGTACTGCTTGCTGGGGGCGATGAACGGCTTGCCGGTGCGGTGGTTGGTAAGTATCTGCTGGGAGTTCTTTTTGGTGATAGGGGGCAGGGAGATTATGTATTTTTGTATCACGGTACAATCTCCTTTACTTTCGCGTAGTACTTCTCGCTGTACCAGATATCCGGCAGGCGGGGATTTTGGGTAAAGCCCGCCTTTTTCAGTTCCTTTTCGGCAGCGCCGGCGGTGGTGTAGGTCTGGTGAGAGTGGCGGATGTCGCCGGTAGAGCGGGAGTAAGTGATGATTTCAATGCGTTTCATCGGCACAAAGCGCCTCTTCCAGGTGCTTTTTCGCGGCTTCTACCAGCATATCTGCATCGCGCAGCTTTTCTTTGGCTTCATCCCGCATTTTCTTCGCATGTGAAAGCTCAACGCAGGCGAAATTAAATAAAAATTCTTTCTCACTCATAGTCTGCAACCTCTTTGAACCGTTGATAGGTTCCGTCAAATGTGATGGGCAGTTCTGCGCATTCTCCGCGCTTGTTTTTGGCGAGGATGAAGCAGTATTTTGTGCCGATGACCTGCCCGCTTTCATCACAGTTGTCTTTCTTGCCAAGCAGGATAACAGCATCGGCATCCTGCTCAATCTGGCCGGATTCCTTCAAATCGCGCATGGATGGTTTTTCATCTCCGCCGCGATTTAGCTGTGCAAGTGCAACCACAAGCCGCCCGGTAGTCTGCGCCATCGTATGCAGCTGCATTGAGATGTTTGTTACGGTCTCGTATCGGCTAACGCCCTTGCAAGGAATCAGCTGCAAATAATCCACAATCACCACATCGGCATGTTTGGCGGCGGCTGTTGCCGAAATCCATGCCACACTTTGCCCGCCTGCGTTTATAAGCCATAGCGGAAGCTGACTGACAGCGGCACATGCTTTGGCGTACTGCGCATCCTGCGCCGGGCGGCGCTTGAATACGATCTCATCCATCGGGATAAGCGCCCAGCAGGCCATCAGCTTATCGAACAAGCCTACCTGATCGGTTTCGTAGCTGAAAAAGCAGACGTTTTTACCGGCTTTTGCAAATTGCAAGGCCATCTGCAAGCCCAGTGCCGTTTTACCGGCAGACGGCCTGCCGCCAACAACAACCATCTGGCCGGGCAAGATAGAGCATTTTCTATCCAACGGTCCCAACATGGTTTTGAAGCTGCGGTCTGTCTTGTCGTTTTGGTCCATCAGCCAACGTCCTGCCGTTTCCGATATGCTCATGCAGCGGTTATCCACCGAATCTTCTGTAAGGACGCTGGCAAGCTCTGTAAACGTTTCGCGCAGCTGGTCGATACTTTTCCCGTCCTCTGCCAAAGAAAGTCCCAGAAGCGCTGCTTTGCGGCGTATGGCGTTATCCTTGACGGCTTTGACAAATTTACGGTAGCCGGATATAGGCGGCATGATCTCTGCGCAGTACATCACGGTATCCTTGTTGCGCATGAGAATAACATCGTCTTCGCTGTAGTAGCCGCGCGATGTGTACAGGTCGCGGATTTCAGCAAAGGCAGCCTTACAAGCGCCGTCGGCGAAATCATCCTCGCTCAAGTGGTCGATGCAGTACAGGATGGTTTTAGAATCCAGTGCCATGATGCCGACAACGCACTGTTCCGGTGTTGCTGGTGTTGCTATCATCAATACCACCCCGATTCTGTTTTTGGCTGCGGTGCGTTTTGCTTACGGGAACGCTCCCAGGTTCGTACTGCTGCTTTCCAGTCTTTCATTGGGTTCTTACCTACCTTCCAGCCCTTGCTTGTGTAGAAGTCGCAAAACTCGCTGCCGTCAATGCCGTTGTTTCGTTCCCGGCAATAGACGTTGACTTCTTCCGGCGTAGGGGGAACAAACCGCTTTGAAACGGACACACCCTCGTCCCCCTGCGGGGGATTATAGGGGGTATATTCTTTACTTCTTACCTTCTTAGTATTAGAGAAGTGGTTGCTAAGTGGTTGCTCGTTGGTTGCTCGTTGGTTGCTGTTCTGGTTGGTTGCTTGGTAATCGGCGTAGTTTTTTACCGTAAATACGGTATATTTGCCCTCTTTTGATGTGGTTACTTCACTGGTTGAAATTAGCTTGGAAATTGCAGTGCGGATTTGTTGGCGTGATAAACCGGTCTGCTTGCTGATTTCTGCTACAGTTGCAACGACTTGACCGCGCTCCAAAGCAATGCCGCGATACGCTTTATCCTCATAGCTGGCAATCAGCAGCAGGTGAATAAACACGTCCTTTGTGGGGCCGTCATCATACCAGCCCCATTCGAGCATTTTTCTATATAGCTTGATGAAGCCCTCGTTTGCCATTTTTCAACACTCCAGGTAATACTCGGCATAGCTGACTTTTTCGCCGTAGCGGTTCTTGCTGCTTGCCGTTCGCTTTTGGATGGGTACGCCGCGTTTTTTCAGATCATTGATGCGGGAAGCAAGGCGGTAGATTCCGTACTCCTGCATGGCCTGTGCAGCGGTCAAGCTGCCGCCGCTCTCTAAGTGGCGAAGGATTCTATCACATTGTGTCACGGTGCATCACCTGTCTTTCTTTCAAAAATTAAAAGGGAAGGTCGCCCTCGTCATCGTCAATCGGGGCGTAGTCTGCATCGGGTTCGCCCTGCGTGCGCTGTGAGGGGGCTGCGGGGCGCTGTGCAGCGTTCTGCGGGGTGGGTCTGGTACTTTCCTTACTCCCACAGAAATTCACGTTCTGGGCCACGATTTCGGTCGTTGTGCGGTTCTGGCCGTTCTTGTCCTGATACTGGCGGGTCTGCAAGCGGCCATCAATGGCGATCAGCGCACCTTTGGGGAAGTATTTGCAAACAAACTCTGCTGTTTTGCCCCAAGCAGTAACGTCCAGCCAGTTGGTCTGGTTCTGGCCGCTGGCATCCTTATAGCCGGAATCGTTGGCGATGCGGAAAGAACAGACGGACTTGCCGCTGTTCGTGGTTTTGAGTTCCGGCGATGCAGCGAGTCTTCCGATAATAGCAACAACATTCAACATAAATTAGTCCTCCGTAATATCGAGATAGTTTTTGTAAAAGCGGCTGCGAAAATCTGCCACCGTCCAGTGATAGTAGGCCATTGCATGGCGTTGGCCATCTTGTTCAAGCCACAGCCGCGTAGCGGCACAGTTATGTACAGCATCAGGCGCGTTTCTATGGCAATCTGCACACAGAGGAACCCAAAGACCGTATTGCTTGCTTTTATCGCGGCGGCCATTGTACTTGCTTCCGCTGCCAAAAAAGATTTCATGACGCTCGGTCGGTTTCCATTGCTGACATTTGTAGCATTTAAACCCATCGATTGGCATAATAGATGGCGCATAACCGTTTCGGTCAAGCTGAATGCCGTATTCATTGTGCGTCGGTCGGCGCATCGTCTGTCAGTCCTTTCAGTTTTGCGATTTCTTCCGGGGTCATGGTGGGAATGCTCTGCTGTTGGCATTCCTGCACAATCAGCTCAATCAGGCGGTGCATCTGAGATGTATCAAACACGCTGGAACCGTACCAGCATTGCAGGGTGTAGAACGCGCCCTGCGGGGTTGCCATTTCGTCCAACTTATGCACCTGCCAGCCATCGCCTTTTGCTTCCCAGCCGACCTTAAACGCCTTAGCGGCGGGGGCTGAAATGGTGATAATAGCAGAGCTGCCGCCGATGTCGCGTATCAAATCGCGGTAGATGTCCAGTACAGGGCGGTTGATTTTGGCGGCAAGCTGATTCATGAGCGTCCAAGCATAAGCGTTGGCAGACAGGCTGCGCTTTTGCGTGGCCGTGCCGATGACGGCGGCAAGGGGCTTGTTTTCGTCGATGACAGCGCGGACTTTATCGCAATCAGCCGGGGAACATTCCAGCGTGATTGTGTTGCCGATAACAACGGCCTGTTTGATGGAGATTTGTTGCTTCATTTTCTGTGTTCAAACTCCTTTGCAACGCTCCGCCAATCATCATCGGTGAAGTCCTTAAACAACTTGCCAATAAAAGTCTTTGCTTCTGTTTGGACTGTCTTTTTGTCCTTACCAGTTCGCTGTGCATATCCTGCCAGCGCAGTTGTTGCCATGTCCTTTACGACCTGTGCGGTAACTTCTGGCGCTGCTGTGACAGGCTGCGGTTCTTCTTCATAGCGCTCTTTAAATTCATCTGCTTCACTGTCGGAATAGATGCCGTCAAACGCAAGTTTGCAGATTTTTAAAACAACACGGTCAAACAAGCGTTTGTATGCCATCGCATAAGGGTAAGCATTCTTACAGTTCTGCGCGGATGCTTCGCCAACTTCGTAAAGCCCCTGCTGCTTGTTGGTGTAAGTGAACACAAGAGAGTTCCCATATCCAGCTTTATCAACGGATACGCAATCCGGGTTGAACTTGTCTTTTTCAGGCATGTTATCGTTAATCTTCAAGCAGGCGTTGTGGCTGATAATCAAGCCGGTGTACATCATTTTCCCGGTTTTGGTTTCGTTCATGAGAATCCAGAAGTCTGCCTCGTTGAGGTAGGGCCGTTCCTGAATGGCCTTTATGGCTTTGGCACGGCTGGCAAGGTATTTCGCGCTCTGCACGACAGGGATTTGTTGCCGAGTCTTGAGAGAATATTCAGAAGTTTTTTCGTTAAACATCAAATAGATTCTCCTTCCGGGTCGGGGGTGGTCAGGTGGATGCGGTAGCATTCTGCCGGGCAGGTGTGCTCCAGCGGTACAGGACGGACGATGGGAACCTCGATTTTCAGCCCTGCATAAGGGGTGTTAAGGGATACGTAACGCTTCTTTGACGTGCCATAAACGCGGCTGCCGGTAAAGGATGCGATGGCGTATAGGTCGTTGGGGTAGTAAGCGGAAACGATGCCGTTGTTGTTGCATGCAAAAAACCGCGCTTCGGGCTGTTTAAGTGCCTTTGCGGCTGCCGCAGCAGCGGAAAGCTGTTCAAATAAATTCATTGGGTTCCTCCTGTTCGTTCTGCCATTCCCAGGCATTGACTTCTATAATGCAGTTCTCGCAGCCGATAATCTCATTGCCCTGACGGTACAGGGTTTCACATTCATCGCCGCAGATTGGGCAGATGGGGCAGTTATCATCAGATGGTGGAAATGGGTTATCTTGATGGCCATAAAAGCTGGTCATTCTGCGGCCTCCTGTCTTCCTTCATCATCAGAAAAATGCAGCTCCATCAAGTCAGCAATCGCAAGGTACTCTTTGGCGTATTTGCTGTCTCCGTGGGTTTTCTTGACAATCTCGCGGAACTCCGCTAAATCGCCATAAAAGCAACCGCACTGCACGCGGAGAATTTTATCCTTGCAGCGAAAAAATGTGGTCGCGCGAAAATATCGGCCAAAGCCTTCAACGACGGCGTAGTCCGCATTGTCGTAGACCTGCGCATTGCCGGAGACCGACGCATTGCCGGAGACCTGCGCATTGTCGTAGACCTGCGCATTGTCGTAGACCCACGCATTGCCGGAGACCTGCGCATTGCCGGAGACCTGCGCATTGTCGTAGACCCACGCATTGCCGGAGACCTGCGCATTGCCGGAGACCGACGCATTGCCGGAGACCTGCGCATTGCCGGAGATTCGCGCATCGTCGGAGACCGACGCATTGCCGAAGACCGACGCATTGCCGGAGACCTGCGCATTGCCGGAGATTCGCGCATCGTCGGAGATTCGCGCATCGTCGGAGACCCGCGCATTGCCGGAGACCCACGCATTGTCATCGTTGGAGAGGTTTTCTTCCTTTTCCACAAAGCCCCCAAGTTCGCCAGCTCTTATGGTACCGAAATCGACAATAGCCTTGATGCGGAACAGCTTATTACCGAAAGCGTTTGTTATAAATTCATCGGTGAGTTCAAATTTCTTCACGGCGGGATTCCTCCTTAAAATACAGTCCGCACAGCGGATTCAGGGCCAGCAGTGCGAGGATGGTTACTGGAATGTTCAGGCTGCCGAGCGCGGCCAGAAGCAGCACCAAATCTGCGGTGATTGCCAGCTTGACGGCGGCGCGTTTCAGTGATACAATGCTCATGTAATAGTTTTCCTTTCTGCTTTTGCCGCGTCGGTG